GGTCGAGGTGCTGGCCGCCGGGCAGGACTCAGGCGGCCACCACACGCAGGCGGTCTACAGCTTCTGCAAGGCGCGCATCGGCCGGCGCGTGTGGGCACTCAAGGGCGCATCCGAACAGCAGGGCCAGCGCAGCCCGGTGTGGCCGACCAAGCGGCCCAGCAGGAAGACCAAGGCCAGTTACCGGCCGGTCATCATCGGCGGCAACGCGGCCATGGACACGATCCGCGGGCGCCTGGCGCTGGACCCGGCATCAAACCCGTCGACGGCCGTGCCGGGCTACATGCACTTCCCGGCCGACCGCGACATCGGCTACTTCCACCAGCTCACGGCCAGCCGGCTGGTGTTGAAGGAGATTGGCGGCAGGAAGTTCCGGGTTTGGGAGACGCCGCAGGGCCGGGCGAACGAAGCGGAGGATTGCCGCAAGTACGCCTATGCCGCGCTGTGCGGCCTGGTGCACATGGGCCTGCAACTGAACCGCAAGGCCGCGGCGCTGCGCAAGTCACTGCCGGCCGAGGCGCTGCCTGAGGCGGTGGCCGAAGTGGCAGGCGAGCAGCCGGCCGGTGATGCGACTGCAGCTGCCGCAGGCCCTGCGCCCGATGCGGTGGTGAGCGTGAGGCCTGGTGCAGATCAGGCGCCGGTGCGCCGAAGTCTGGCCAGCATGTTGGCGTGAGGGTGGACCCGATGGAACTGAACTTCTCGACCAACATCCGGGCGTTTCAGAAGGGCATCGATGCTGCGGCCAAGAAGCAATTGCCGTGGGCCGCTGCTGTGGCGCTGACCGAGACGGCGAAGGCGGTTTCTGAGGCCGAGAAGGACAACGCACAGAAGGTGCTCGACAGGCCCAGGCCGTTCACCACCGGGGCGTTCCGCGTCATCCGCGCCAGCAAGGCCACGCTGCACGCGAAGGTGGTGGTCATGGATCTGACGGCCGCGTACCTGGAGCCCTACGAATTCGGCGGCAAGAACAAGCTGAACGGACGATCCGTTCTGACACCAATCGCTTCAGTTTCAGACCTGGACAAGTTCGGGAACCTTCCTCGAAGGTATTTGGACCGACTGAAGGCTCGTTCTGATGTGTTCGTCGGGAAGGTCGAATTCAGGAAGTCTGGGCAAACGATATGGGGCGTATGGCAGCGGCCGCCGCACGGAGATCGAAGCCACCTGTCTAAGAAGGACTCTGCAGCCGGGCGCATCAAGGGAACCAAGGGTGCGCTCCGGGACATCGGAGGCGTTCGCACTGGTCTGAAGCTGCTGATCCGCTTCACCGACGCGCACGAGGCCGAACAAAACCTCGCGTGGTTCGACGTGGCCCGCGCCACGGCGGATGCCGTCTTCGACGATGAGTTCAGGAAGGCGCTTTCCAAGGCGCTGGCCACCGCCAAAAAGTGACCACAGCATGACCTTTGACACCACCACCACCGTGCTTGCCGGCGTGCCGCGCGAGACGCTGCAAGCCTGGCTGACGGCCGCGCAGTCGGCCTACATGGAACTGATGACCGGCGCCAAGGTGGCATCGGCCAGCTACACCCAGAACGACGGCTCGCGCGCAGTCACCTACACGCAGACCGACGTGATGAAGCTGATCGCCTTCATCCGCTCGCTTCAGGTCCAACTGGGCCTTGCCTGCCCACCGCGCCGGCCGGTCTATTTCAACTTCCGCTGACCCGACCCCAACATGACCAACGAGGTGCAAATTCTTGACGTGCGGGGGAACCCCCTGCCGCCAGCGCGCACGCTCGCCCTGGCCGGCGGCGGCAACATCCCGATGGATGCGGCCGACATCTATGGCCAGCACACCGCCGAGTGGAACCCCACGCTGTGGAGCCCCGACGCCGGCTACAACATGCACCGCGACCGGGTGGTCGCACGCACGCGCGACCTGGTTCGCAACGACGGGTGGGCATCCGGTGCCGTCACCCGCGTGCTGGACAACGCCATCGGAGCCAACTTCCGGCCGGTGTCAAAGCCAGATTACCGCGCGCTGCAGGCAATCACCGGCATCCGCGCGTTCGACGCCAAGTGGGCCGAGGAATACGGCAGGGCCATGGATTCGCGCTACCGGCTGTGGGCCGAGGACATGGGGCGCTACTGCGACGCGACGCGCACGCAAACCATGCCGCAGATGATCCGTCTCGGCTTCCGGCACAAGATCGTCGACGGCGACGCGCTGGCCCAGGTGGTGTGGCTGCCTGACCGTGTGGGCTTCGGCCGTGCGCGCTACGCCACCGCAGTGGCCATGATCGATCCCGATCGGCTGTCCAACCCTCAGATGCAATTCGACCTGCGCACCACGCGCGGTGGCGTCGAGATCGATGACCTGACCGGCGCGGCAAAAGGGTACTGGATTCGCCAAGCGCACCAGACCGATTGGTACGTGGCCGACAAGTCCATGACGTGGGACTACATCCCGCGCGAGACGGCATGGGGCCGGCCGATCATCGTGCACGACTTCGATCGTGAGCAGGCCGGCCAGCACCGCGGCATCGGGCTGTTGGCGCCGGTGGTGCAGCGCCTCAAAGCCCTCGTGAAGTACGACGGCGCCGAGCTGGACGCGGCCATCCTGAACGCCATTTTCTCGGCCTACGTCGAAAGCCCGAACGACCCCGCGTTGGTTGAATCCGCGCTGGGTGAGGAACTGCCGCAATACCAAGCGATGCGCTCGCAGTACCACGCCGAGAAGCGCTTGAGCATGGGCGGCGCGCGCATGCCCATCCTGTTCCCGGGCGAGAAGATCGCCACCGTGAACGCGGCGCGGCCGGTGTCCAACTTCGCGGCGTTCGAGTCGGCGGTGCTGCGCAATTTCGCCAGCGCTGCCGGCCTGTCGGCACAGCAGGTGTCGCAGGACTGGAGCGATGTGAACTACAGCTCGGCGCGCGGTGCACTGATGGAAGCGTGGAAGACCCTGGACAGGCGGCGCGACGACTTCGCTGTTGGCTTCGCTGCGCCAATCCGGGGCGCGTGGATGGAAGAGGCCCACGAGGTTGACGACCTGCCGCTGCCGGCAGGTGCGCCCGCATTTGCTGAAGCCCGGTCAGCCTACGCCCGCGCCCTGTGGCTCGGCCCCGGCCGCGGCTTGATCGACTCGGTGGCCGAGCGCGAGGGCGCGATCATGGGCATGGGCTCCGGCCTGTCGACGCTCGAACAGGAAGCCGCAGCGCAGAACGTGGACTGGGAGGAAAACCTCGACCAGTTGGCGCGCGAGGTCGAGGCCTTCAAGGCCCGCGGCCTTGAGCCCCCGTCGTCGTGGCTGGCCAACATGCAGAGGCAGCCCCTCATGCCCGGCCAGCAGGCGCACCCAGGCGCCGGCCCGGCGCGTGACCAACAGCAGGCGGGAAAGCCATGACCGAAACGAATGATCTGTTCGCGCCCAACAGCGGCGACGCGCTGCGGCGGATGGCGAACCACCCTGCGATTGATCTTCCGACCCTGCGCGCACGGATTCTTACCTGCGCAGAGCGGATAGATGCGTTGACGATCGAAGTGCGTCTCTGCCGGTGGAAGATGGCGTCGCTTGAGGGCGCAGATGTCACGACTGAGCGACAGCTATGGGCTGAGGCATTGGCAACAACAAAATCGCACCTGGCGCGCGCTCAGGTCTACATCAAGCGTGGCGGCACAGAGCTTGAGGAGTCGGAAATCCTGTGGCTCGGCATGCCGTAGCGGTCGACTTCCTGGCGATCAAATGACCCATCCAATCCCACACCTGGCCGCCCGCATCTTCGGCGTGCCGCTGGCCATCCATCCCACCAAGGGCAAGGTCATTGCGCAAGCGCTGGCCGGCCGGCTTGGCATCACCAGCGTCACCCTGGCCGGCGGCGACTACCGAGACGACGATGACGAGGACTTCAGCCGCCCGGCATCTGACACCGACAGCGGCTATGACCTGGTGGACGGCGTGGCCGTCATCAACATCACCGGCACCCTGGTGCACCGCTGCAACAGCATCCGGCCCTACAGCGGCATGCTGGGGTACAACGCCATCCGCACCGCGTTCCTGGCCGCACTCGACGACAGCGCGGCAAAGGCCATCACGCTGCTGTGCAACAGCCCGGGCGGCGAGGTGTCGGGCTGCTTCGACCTGGTTGACACCATCTTCGCGGCGCGCGGCAGCAAGCCCATCACCGCCATCTGCGACGACATGGCCTACAGCGCCTGCTACGCCATCGCCAGCGCGGCCGACAGCATCGTGGTGCCCCGCACCGGTGGCGTTGGGTCGGTTGGCGTCATCACCATGCATGCCGACTTCTCGCAGAACCTCAAGGGCCAGGGCGTGGCCGTGACGATATTCCAGCACGGCGACCGCAAGGCAGCCGGCAACCCGTATCGCCCCCTGTCTGGCGACGACACCGAAGAGTTCCAGGCCCACATCGACGAGCTGGGCGACCTGTTTGACAACACCGTCGCGCGCAATCGCGGCATCACCGTGGCCAGCGTCAAAGCGATGCAGGCCCGCACGTACATGGGCGCCGCTGGCGTCGATTCCGGCCTTGCCGATGCCGTCCTGGCACCGGATGAGGCCTTCCGAGTCCTGCTCTCCGAGCTGGGCTGATCCCCACCCACCCCCCGAAAGGAAGACCATCATGAGTCTACAAAAAGCGGTGGCGAACGCCCTCTCGTTCGCACACCTGGCCAATCTCGGCCGTGCGAAGGGCGCCGCGCGCGCCGAAGACGACGAGGACAAGAAGCCCAAGAAGGACGACGGCGACGACGAGCCTTCCGCCGAAGACGACAAGCCCGCCGACGGTGAGGACGAAGACGAGGACAAGAAGCCCAAGTCCAAGAAGGCCAAGGCGAAGGCCAAGGCCGAGGACGACGGCGACGGCGACGAAGAGCCCGACGGCGACGAAGACAAGGCCGCGGCCGAGCGCTCGCGCTGCAAGGCCATCGTGGCCCACGGCTTCAAGACCGGCCGCGAGATCGAGGCATGCACCTTCGCCTTCGACACCAGCATGAGCGCCGCTGCGGCCGTGGCCACGCTGGACGCGCTGGCCGCCGCTGCGCCGAAGAAGTTCGCCACCGCATCGCTGAGCGAGCGCATGGCCGGCGCCGCCGTGCCGGTGGTCAAGCCCGAGGCGCAGCGCTCCGAAGGCTTGCCCGACGACAAGGCCGCCGTCGGCATGGCCGTCAAGGCCATCCAAGCCGCAGCGGCCAAGGCCCGCGGCGAAGCCTGATCCACATCCCCAACACCATCCATAGGAGGCCACCACCATGGCTTTGACCCCAACCGCCGTTGGCAACAACAGCGCCGCCCCCGGCATTGCCGCCGAGGTATTTGTTCCTGACCAACTCATCGCCGGCGTGTTCCCGCTGGTGACCGAGCCGATCACCATCGCCAGCGGCGCCGGCATCCTGCCGCGCGGCACCGTGCTGGGCAAGATCACCGCCTCTGGCAAGTACATCAAGAGCGCCTCGGCAGCCAGCGACGGCAGCCAGGTGCCGTCGGCCGTGCTGGTCGACGGTGTGGACGCGACCGCGGCCGATGTTGTCGGCGCTGGCGCCTACTTTGCGGGCGAGTTCAACAGCAACGCTCTCACGCTGGGCGCTGGCTGGACCGTGGCCACCGTGGGCGCCGCGCTGCGCTCGCTGTCGATCTTCGTCAAGACCATCGCCACCGACCTGACCAACGCCGACCCGACCTGACCGGTCGCGCTTCATCCGCCTGATTCGGGGCCCCACCGCGGGGCCCTTTCTCATTTCTGGAGGCTCAAATGCCGCTCTCGAACGTCAACATCTACGACACCAACGTGCTGGTGCAGTTGGTGCCCAACCTGAAGGTCTCGCAGAACTTCCTGCTGGACCGCTTCTTCCCGAACATCGTGACCAGCGACACCGAATACGTGTCGATCGACGTGGACCTGGGCAAGCGCCGCATGGCCCCGTTTGTCAGCCCCCTGCACGAAGGCAAGCTGGTGGAGGCCCGGCGCTACCAGACCAACACCTTCAAGCCCGCGTACATCAAGGACAAGCGCGCCCCCGACCTGCGCAAGCCGGTGCGCCGCATGATGGGTGAGCGCATTGGCGGCGAGCTGTCGGCGGCCGAGCGCGAGATGGCGAACTTGCAGTTCGAGCTGACCGACCAGATCGACATGATCAATCGCCGGCTGGAATGGATGGCCGCGCAGGCCCTGCTGACGGGCACCATCACGGTGGCTGGTGACGGCTTCCCCACCACGCTGATCGACTACGGCCGCGACGCGTCGCTGACTGTGGCGTTGGGTGCCGGCGTGAAGTGGACGGCGGCCAACATCGCCCGCGGCGCGG